CTGTAAAACCGCATGCCGCAAGTCCCCAGTTTGCTCCATTTACACTCGTAGTTTTATCAAAATCAATGCTACTTTGTAACTGATGTGCAGCAGGAACCATACCATTATTAATTTTGGAACCGTATCTTATTTCTCTAATTCTTGGATCTTGTGATTTTAAATTATCAGCTTGAGCTTTTGTCATTATATAGTCAAAATTGCTTACACTGAATGATTTTTCATCATGTAACTCATAGCCAACAGCTTTCATATCTTCCATAAATCTAGAAGTATCTACACCCTTGTGTAATGTTACAACGCACCGTGCTTCTTCTGACATAATTTATCCTAACTTCATAACTTTAAGTATACTGTATCCTGGGTGTGCTCCTTCTCCTGTTATTCCGGGTGATGAAATGTAATTATCAGTTTCATTGTTTGTGTTTGGTGATGCAACACTAATCTGATCTACATTAACTCTTATCAAATCATTTGCGGACAGTTGAAGTTCTGATCCAATAGTTACTGATCCATAGCCAGAATCTCCGCAATTTATTGATCCCATCGCACCAGGTATATTAGAAAAAGCTCCTCCGCTACTCTTCTGAAGAGTAACTTTAAGACCATTTTGACCATTTTCCTTATACCATGTCACAGTGCTTGAAACACTGTAATGACCTGCCGTATTAGTTCTTACAGCCTCTGTTCCACTGAAATCATAAAGAACGGTCGGACTATGTTCTGAAATTGGAGTGTTGTTAAGAGGCATGAATGCGTCTGTATTAGTAGTAGTTGTTTTAGCATTTAGTTCAGCAATTATATAATCATTTCTAAATGTACTCACGTTTGTATCGACGTAAGACTTTGTAGCTGCATCTTGATTTGATGTCGGATTACCTACATTAGTAATTTTACTTGTATTTGCATTTATAACTCCGGCACCATTATTAGCACTTAAATGAACATCACTAGCACTAGTTACAGCACCAAATCCTAATCCAGTATTTGCAATAGAGTCTGTAGTTATTCCACCAGTAACAGTCAGTCCGCCTTTAAATAGTAAAGATTCTGCGGTAGAATCACCTCTTGCAGTAACGCTCGCTAATGTTTCACTAGCAGTTATTCTTGAAGAAATATATCCTGCATCGACTACTAAAGCAACAGTAGTTGAATCTAGAAAGTCACTTGTGTTATATTGAATCTGTCTCGCTTGAACATAAGCATTATCAACGACTCCTCCTACCGTGCCACTTGTTAAATAACCAGTATCATTTGTGAACGTTGATACAGGCCTAGATGTAACAAATGCAGAATCTGGAAAGTCACTTGTATTATAAAGTCTTTGTCTAGCTTGTACATAAGGTGAATCTATCATTTGTTGAGTCAATGCTGAGTCTAAATCTGACGCAACTGTTTTAATATATGCAGAATCTGCTAAACTTCTTACATACGCGGAGTCAATCATTTGAGTTATTGCCACAGAGTCAGTAACATCTAATCCAGTTATAGTTGCTCCGCCAAAGTCTGCTGTCCCGGTGACATCTAAATTTGTTATGTTTGCAGTTGTTGAATTGACATTAGCATTTACAGCATTAGCAGCAATTGTTGTAACATTTGTTATTGCATTACTATTTAAATTAAGAACACCTAACATCGCTGTAGATCCATCAGCTTTAAAACCATCAGTTATGCCATAACCAGCCAAAGTAGTAGGTGTTCCTGTAAGTGAACTAAATGTTTTATCTTGTCTTAACTGAACATAAGCCGAGTCTGCAATAGCACTGACTTCGGCAGAATCTGTAAATAAGTTAGGATTAACTCTCGCATTTACATATGCAGAATCAAATATATTAATAGCTTCTGCAGAATCTAAGAAGTCAAAGTTTGCTTGCCTCGATTGAACATAATTTGCATCAACTACTAAATTAATTCTTTGATCAACTCTTGTATTAGTATAATATTGATTAGCGACACCTTCTGAAAGACTATCAGTAGAAGCTAAAGCAAAATTGACACTAAAATCTGAATCAGCACCTAGATATTTACCTGATAAATTTGGTGCTACAATTCCCTTATTAAAGTTCCACTTATCGTTTGCAACTTTATATAGTATGTTAGCATTAGCACCTTTTAATATTACTCCGCCACTGTCAGCTGCTGCAGCATTAACAGCCGAATCAGCTAATATAACATTTCTATTTCCAACACTTAGCGTTTGACTACTTAGAGTCGTTGTTGATCCGTTAACTACTAAGTTACCAGTAACCTGTAGTGTTCCAAATACTACGCTGTCGTCCATTTTTAAGTTTTGGTCAGTGACTATTTTTCCTCTTACATAGGCTGAATCAACGGTTGTGTTAACAACCTTAATAACGTTTGCTGAGTCTGTTCCAGCAACACCTTTGATAAAAGCGGAATCAATGGCACTAATCCTAGTATCAAGATCAGTAATGTTCCCATCCATTTCCGCAAATGTCAATGCGCTGTCTTTGGAACTTCTTAATACGATTGCCATTTATCTGCTCCTCTATTTAACTGTTTTATCTTCAACATAATTAGTATTAACATATCCCTTCTTAAAGTATTGACCAAGCTCTGTTAGATCTGGTGCAAAATTCTCTAGTGTACTAATAGTAAATCCAAACGTTTCATCCGGACTTGCATCTGCTGGATTTGGTGTTACAATAGTCTTTTGAACGGTTATGTTCGGTGCATTAGCAGAATCACCAGCGAATTCTAAGTTGCCTGTTGATCTATTTATAAGCGCAGCTTCTCTTATTGGACCATAGAAATTTATATTCATTGTAAAATCCATTGAATATATTATAGTTCTTCTTTGTTCTAAAGGTCCTTCAAAATCATCTTGAAAGTTTACGCCTTGTATAGTTATTGGTACATCCTCTTTTATATTAGGATATTCTGTAAACGGTTTAATTGTTAATGTATATTGTGGTGCAAAATAAGGAATAATTTGTTCTACAATCTGTAACGCATCATCTTGAGTTTTTGTAAACGCGTTTAATTGAAAACTTATTATATAAGGAACTGGTGAAAATAAAGATCCTCTTAAATCTCTATTTGTTTGTCCTTTCTTTTGTACACTAAATCTATTTAATTTTGGAATCTTTCTGTTTGGATCATAAACTATTGAAGTTATTTCAAAAGCAAGTCTTGGTAGTTTTAATGCTACTCTAGTATTTTCTCTCAAATCCGGATCAGCTTGTATCCTTGCAAGATATTTTTCTCTAGGGGCATAAGCTAAAGGAACTCTTACTTGACTTAAAGTACCACCGCTTGCATCTGTTCGAACGACGTGAACGTTATTAAACATTGTTCCAAACATCGCCACTGCTTTTCTAATCTTTTGATGATAAAAATACTCAAACATTAATTATCCTCCGCATCTCCAAATGGATTCTTCTCAGTAAAATCTAAGAATGAATAGTCAAACAAACTATTTCCATCTGCAGCATTAAAGACTTTATTTTGAGCATTTATAAGATCTTCTGCCGTGCTGTCAGCAATAGCAAGTATTTGTCTCCTTGGATCAGAATCGGCAGTGATTCCTTCAAATGGAGTCTCAACTCTGTCATTTATTAACCATGTGTTATAGAAACTGTCAGCAACTATATTACTGATTTGGAATGTACCAAATCCGCCACTATCGGGTCCAATATGTGTAACTCTAACTATGTTTGCAGATCTATCGTATGATAAAACTTCACCTCTCATAGTAACACCATCTGCTCTTCTTTGTATTACTGATTCGCCTTTAAAGAAGTCAGGTACGTTACTGTCAGTTCCAGCTGTAAGTAGGAATGATAATGTCTGGCCTTCACCTTCGACCGCATCTATGTCAGCAATTCCAGTGTCAAAGTCTTCATCAGCATATTCAAATAGTTCACAGCGCATCTTATACGTCGGAAGATTACTTAATTGATAAAAAGGCTGTTCATGTTCAACATGCATTATTTGAAACATAGAATTAGATAATGGTAAATAAATAACGTCGCCTTCTTTTGGTCTAAATACAGTTGCTTCACTAGGAAATGCTGCCTGCGCAAACACATGTTCCCATCTTCTTCTAGAAACAATAAAAGTTGCTGCATCTCTTATTTCTACACCAAATCTCGTAAACAGATCTCCTTCTCCATCAAATCCGTCGGTGTTTTCAATATACATCTCAACCTTGTATGCACTACCAAACTTAGAAGGAATATCTTCTCCTAGTAATCTATCTTGATTTACAATAGTTCTTGGAAGGTAATAGACATCTTGACCATAGATCTTTAAAGATTCTATGATTAGATCTTCATATAACTGTTGTTCTGAACGAACTTTTTGGCTAAAGTAATGATTAAGTGCCAT